CGAGGTTGTTGAAGACATCAAGCCCCTAAAGAAGTTCAACTAAGATGGCCAGGGGAACGTCGCTCTCCGCGCTGCGGGATATGCTCCGCGCCGAGATCGGCGCTTCTTCCAACGTGGCCATGGGCGTCAACACCCAAGACCAGTACGACCATCTCCTGCGCCGCACGCAGGCCCGCCTGTGGGCCGATCATGATTGGACGTTTGGCTTTATTGAGCGCGACGAACCCCTTATTGACGGGGAGCGTTATTACGCCTTCGACAACGAGATTGATTACGACCGTATCAGCAAGGCCAGCGTGAAGTACGGGGACATCTGGTACCCAATGGAATACGGCATTACGCCCGACAACTACAACAGCTTCGACTCCGATGATGGCGAGGCCAGCATGCCGGCTATGCGTTGGCAGCATTACGAAGGCAACCAGTTCGAGGTCTGGCCTATCCCGTCTGACGACGGCCAATCGCTCCGCTTCCGTGCCATCAAGAAACTGCCGGTCCTGCTGTCCCCGTCTGACGTGGCAATATTGGATGACAACTTAATCGTGCTGTTCGCAGCCGCCGAGCTCCTCGGCCGCTCCAAGGCCACGGACGCCGGCGCCAAGCTATCCCAGGCAACCTCCCACTACAACAAGCTCAAGGGTAACTCCAACAAGTCTGACCGCTTCATCTTCGGTGGTGGCACCAGCCGAGGAGAGATGCTCCGCAACATCGGAGGTCGCTTCATCCGCGACGATCTCTGATGCCATACGTCGTCGTCGACAACTTCAGCGCCGGCCTCGACAGTCGCCGGCACGTCCTTAACTCCAAGAGCGGAACCCTGTCCGCGCTCAAGAACGCCCACATCACGCGCGGGGGCGAGATTGAGAAGCGTAAGGCTTTCGTCCAGGTCGCAGACCTTAGTGCGGCGCCCTATTACCTTTCGCAGTCCTACGGCCTAGAAGCCACATCTGACGGCATTTACGTTTTTGGTTCAGCGGTGGCCCCAGCTTCGATGCCTGCGGGCTTTATTTACCAAAGGCTTCAGCACCCTGTTTATACTAATTTTTACGATATTTCAAAGATTGTATATTCAACTGTATACGGGGGTAAGCCTTTTGTAATCGCAGAGTTCCCCTCGACTGGAGCCACTACCATCACGCACCGGATTGCCTACTACGATGGCGTCGCAATCAAAGATTGGTACGAAGGATACGTGCTTCTTGAAAACTATGTGGTTGGTATTCAGAATAGTCTTATTTCATATTTCCCGGTTGGCTCATACACGGCAACCTCAACGGTCGGCAACGCGGCCGTTGCTGTAACCGGCCCTGTCGGGAAATCCTTTACCCTTACTGCGACGGTAGACCTACCGATGACGGCGACTGTGGCGACCTTGCAGGCCCACAAGGAGCCCGTTCCTGAAGTGCTTTCAAAAGGGTCTCTTTCAATCACGGGCGGAAGCATCACGGCGGCGTACGCATTTCGTGGCTACGTCCGCTACCTTGACGCCGCCAGTTTGCCTGGTATCCGCAGCATCCGCGTCGGAGCCAGCTCGGCCACGGCAAACAACGGTCTTGATCTTATTGGGTGGGGGTCTCCGACTGGATTGAAATACAACACCGTATCGCCCACGGAAACCACGGGCAGCAACGGCGGTTCTCTTTGTTGGAACATTCGCAAAGCCATTAACGATAACACAACGTCCGGAATCGGGCATAACTATTCTTCCCGATGGGCGTGGGGCGGTAATTGGTCGGGTAATGACCCGAACGACCTATGGATTGATGCGCCTCCTCAACATGGCTCCGATGCAAACGGACTACTTGTTCAAATTGAGTTCGATGCAAATCCAGCAGGAATTGGTAATCTTTCAGAAATTATTGATACGGCTACGATTGCCGTAAGTCCTTACGATCCTACCAAATACATCGCAACTTTTGGGGTTTTATCAAATGGATCATTTAATCGCGTCAACTCCGTAAGAGTCGATGGAGTCGAAGTGCTTGGTGTGCCCGTGTCATGGACCAGTTCACACGGTCAAACGGCAGTAGCTATTGCCGCGCAAATCAACTCCTACACCTCATCCACGGAATACACCGCAAGCGTTACAGATGGAAGCAAAGTTGTTATTACTGGTTTAGCCGGGTCCGGTAAGACGCCAAACGGAAAGGTTATTTCAGTATCCTCGGAGGGTAACATGATTATCTCAGGCATCACGTCCATGTCTGGCGGCGTAGACACGGTCGCAGGTATTCCTCAAATCAGCACAATTACTTTCACGGGCCCGACACTAATTCCTGCCGGAAAAAAGTTTGGCGTGACGATTATAGACCCAGACAATCCTTCCACCCCGATCATTGTCGGAGCATCCCGAGTGGTTGGTAAAAACGCAAACTTCAGCCTGACGTATAAATCCAAGGAGTATGTTGGGGCTGGTTCTACGCTTTATTTCTCAGCCATTAACGATGTTACCAAGTGGGATCTGTACGACACAGGCTCTGGCTTCATCGACATGTCCAACAACTTTGGCGGCCGCGAGGACCTGACTGGCGCCGGCATCTACCAGAACTATCTTGCCGTTTTCAGCCGTCGTAATGTCCAGCTATGGTCTATGGACGCCGACCCTGCTCAGAACGCCCAGGTGCAGGTGCTCTCAAACACCGGAGCCCTATCGCCAGACTCCATTGTTTCTGTTGGCTCGGTCGACCTATTGTACCTGGCCGACAACGGCGTGCGCTCCGTCCGCGCCCGCGAGAGCACTGACACGGCCTACGCCAACGACATTGGCTCGGCTATTGATAGCATCATCATCGAGCAAATGGCCGCATCTGGAAACGACAAGTTTGTCGCCAAGGCGGTCATCGAGCCTGTCGACGGTCGCTACATGCTTTCCATCGGCAGCAAGATTTACGTCCTTTCTAGCTTCTCTGGCAGCAACATCTCGGCTTGGTCTGTCTACGAGCCGGGCTTCAAGGTTATCGAGATGGTCGTTAAAGACGACAAGGTATACCTCCGCGACGACGCCAACAAGATCTACGTCTACGGCGGCTCCAACGGAACGACCTATGACAGCTCTGAGGTAGTGGTCGAGTTGCCCTACCTGGACGCCAACAAGCCGGCCACTTACAAGGAGGCCAAGGGTATCGACGCTACTATCCAAGGAACCTGGCAGATCAGCATGGGCTTTGACCATACCAACCCGAACGCGCGCGACGTCATCGCCACCCCGACCCAGCCCACCTTTGCCCTCGGTAAGATTACGGCCACCGGCTTCGGTACTCACTTTGGCCTTCGCATGGTCAACGCAGCGGCCGGCTACGCACGCCTTGCCAACATCATCGTCCATTACGACGAGATGCACTCCAAGCATGACGCAGGCTAAGACTTATGTGCACACCAGTACAAAAAACATGGGCTAATCCAACAGGAAAAGCTTTGTTTAAAGCCAGTCAACTTGAAGGTTATTCAATACCGTCAGGTGCTTATTTTAATATGGCAAATGGCACCTACTCCAACAACGGACGCAACAGGTTTGAGCGTAATCAACCCGCTCCGGCAGCCACTAATACTTTAGCAAGCCAAGCCACGGCATCCACACCCGCACCGCAGGCTTCCACCGCTGAACAAAAAAACGGCGCCCAGTTGTCATATCCATTTGGAACTACGCCTACCCCGCTGGTTAATTCGTTTATCGGCAACAACGCCCCGGCTGGCCACCAGTCCAACAAATCAGGCTACCGCGTAGTCGGATGAAGCTGGCCAAGCTAAACGAGGCAGACCTTCTTTATGTCGCCGACAACATGCGAGCGCTCGACGCTGATGAAATCTTCGCAACCCGATGGGCAGATGACCGTGCCGACCTTGTCTCTGCTATTTTGGCAGGCGGCGAGTTCGGCTGGATTGCTGGTGATGGTGGACTACCCATAGCCGCCTTCGGGGCGGTACCGTCCTGGAACGGGGTCTGGCAGGTCTGGATGTTCGCCACGGACGACTGGCCCAAGGTGTCTTACGGCGTAACCAAGTTCATCAAGAAGATCATGATTCCAGCCCTTGAGGTCGCCGGATGCCACCGTGCCGAGTGTCGGTCGATGGACACCCATACCGTAGCCCATAAGTGGCTCAAAGCCCTTGGGGCCGACAAGGAGTCGGAAATGAAGCACTACGGCAGAGACGGCCAAACCTTCTATCTTTACTGCTGGACGAGACCGATTACCCAGCCACACTCACCTAAAACCAAATAACTACTATGTGCACCGGAGGAGGAGGAGGAGATGGCGGAGCCGGACAGGCTCGCGCTGATGAAGCCGCAAGGCAGGCCCGCATCAAGCAGGGTACTGCCGATGTGGACAAGAGCTTCGGTGGCTTCAATGATGCCTTTTTCAGCGACCGCGCCAAGGCTTACACCAACTACGCTAACCCGCAGCTCGCCGATCAGTATGCCCGCACTCAGCAGAACCTGACCTATAACCTTGCTCGCCAGGGCCTCACGGCCTCCAGCGAGGCCTCGCGTAACGCCGGCGAACTCCAGCGTCAATACAACGACAACCGCGCCCAGATTGCCGCCAAGGGCCTCGATGCCGCTAATGAAGCTCGCCAGAACGTCGAGCAGAACCGCTCGGAACTCCTTGCCCAACTGAACGCCACCAGCGACCCTGCGGCCGCTTCGGCCAGCGCGGTCAATCGTGCCAGCATCTTGGCCCAACAGCAGTCCTTTTCCCCACTTGGCCAGTTGTTCGCCAACACCACCGGCCTGCTTGGCAACGCCGCCAACGCAGGGTACTACGACCGCAACGCTCCTGGTCTGACTCCCTACAAGCAGATCTTCGGCGGCGGCAAAGAAAAGATTGTTCGATAAACCATGTGTGACCCCGTATCACTTGCCGTAACATCCCTCGTCGCAACCGGGGCTGGTACCGCCATGCAGGCCGCTGGTGCGTCTAAGTCCCGCAAGGCCATGAACGCTGCGGCCAATGCCGAACGCCTCCGCCAGCGCGGCTACCAGCAGGAAGCAGACTCCCTCTTTGCCGAGTCCCTCTCCAAGCAGGGCGCCGAACAGCAGGTAAAGGGCATCTCTGATGCCGAGGCCGCTCGCCTTGCCACCACTCAGGGCGCCCAGCAAGCCGCTCCGGTCGTCAGCGTACCCACCCAAGGCGCTACGCCTACGGTCGTCGCCGATGAGACAGCCGCCCGCGTAGGCACAGGCAACGCTCAGGCCGCGCAAGACGCCGCCACCCGTGCTGCCCTTGCATCCTTTGGTGACGTTCAACTTGGCAACGCCCTGATGAACACCCGCTACGGCCAGCAGCAGGGCCAGATTGGCCGCAATATGCAGGGCTCGGCTGGCGTGCTCGGCCTCGAAATGGATGCCGCATCTCGCAAGGGCGATAGCCTAAATACCTTTGGTTCACTTCTCAACGCCGGCGGTCAGCTTGCTGGCCTCGGCGCTGGAATGGGTTGGGGTGCCGCTGCTCCAGCTACTTCGGCCGCTACCACGGCCAACAGCATCACGCAGTCTAGCATCCTGCCGACGACTACCGGCGTCAGCACTTACGGCGTAGACCCTAACTGGTTCTCTCTTAAAAACCCTAATAACTGGATCTACAAGCGCGGAGTCCAGCGCGTAGGTTTCTAATTCTATGGCTGACAATTCTTGGATCGCACCAGCAACAAAGAACCTGGCTAACTTGTTTGGGCTCAACCCCGAAGCTGCGGCCAAGGGCCGTGCCATGCAGTCCGAGCAGGAATACAACGCTGCCCGCACCGCCAACACTCAGGCCGACACCGGATTGTCCCCGTATCGCCAGCGCCTCCTTGAAGCCCAGGCTCAGACTCAGGCCGCCCAGGCTGGAAAGTTTGGCGCGGACACCCGCTTCCGCGACACCGAGACCGGAGGTCTTGCAGAACAGCAGAGACAGTTGAAAATTGCCCAGCAGTTTATCAACGACAACTTTACGATGGACGCCTCTGGCCGTCCTGTGCCTAAGCCCGGAACGCTTGGCCAAACGATGGCAGCGGTAATCGGAGCCGGCGGAATCCAGAATGTTTCAAAGTCGCCCCAGGTCATCGGTCAGTTTGGCTTGATTGCGGCTCCTTCAAGCCGCGAGGCAAACCTCGCCGCCGGAGGCCCTAACGCTACGGCCGCCGCAAAGCCTACCTTTGCTGGCACAAACGAGCAGGCTCAGGCCATTATCGCACAACAGCAGGGCGCCGATCAGGCAAGGGATATTGCGGTCCAACAGGAACGCAACAAGGGTTCGCTCGCCGAAGCCTTCCAGAAGGCAGGACTACCTGGCGCCGCAAATGCGCAGGCCAACGTAGACCAGATTGAGCTCAACCGCCAGTCCGATGCCATTAAGGCCGGCGCTGAGTGGGTCATGAAGGTTCCGATCCAAGGTGGCTTCCTCGACGAAGGACAAGCTTATCAGCTATCTCAGGCAGCGCGTGCGGCCAACCCGTCTCTGAACCCGCAGGACGCCATCACTAAGTTTATCAGGGACAACCCTGGCATGATGAAGCAGAACTGGGAGATGTTCGGGA